TCTAACCCACGCTCTGTTAAATATGCAGATGCCCTTAGAATAAATTGATCCGCAATAAGCTACTATTTCGCCTTGATCTAACATAACCCACCATTCACGATTAAACTGAAACTCGTCACCGCAACCCTTAAAGTTAGGATTGGTGTAATCTAATTCCCTTAATTGCTCGTAGGTATCTCGGTCTAAGATGTTGCCGAAGCTAAATATCTTCTTGAGGCGCATTGTGTATTTGTTCAAGTTTGGTTAAATATAAAATAGCATCTTGCAGCTCTTCCTTTAGATGCGTTATCCATTGACCGGTGCTTAGATCACTTCTATCCATTGTAGTTCCGTACTTTGATTTCCCTACAAGTTCACGTCTACGCATATCTTCAATTACTAAGCTAAGTATTTTACTATCCATTTATTTGTCGGTTTTGCTATGTATCTTAAAACAAGTTTTGCACTTGTATTGTATTTTCTTTACACCAGTTGCGGTTGTTCTACGAAGTGAAATAATCAAATCATCGCTTCCGCATTCAGGGCAAGAGCCCCTATCTTGTCCGAAGATAACTCCGTAATGTGTTTTAGGTTCGATGTGGTTTTTAAGTGCATTAAATACCTGCTCTAATAATACAACATCTTTTTGGCAGTACTTAATCATTTTAGCCATAGCCACTTTGTCCTTATGTAGAACAATATCCTTCCATAAACTATATTCGGTTTTAATCTTAGTGCCAATGCCTAAGTAATCAGCTATGTAATTAAGCTTGTTGCTATTAAATCTAAACTTTTGACGTGCTACTTTTAACGTGTCGATTGTAACGTACTTAGGAAACATCTCGATGCCGTGAAACAAGCAGCGTGTTCTTATCCACGCAAGGTCGAACTTGTCTCCATTATGCCCTATAAGTTCCGAAGCCGTATTAGCTACATCTACAAAACTTTGTAGCATCTTTTTGTCGTTTTGTTTGCTATCCCATTCCAAATGGTAAACTTCTTTTTCGTCTTCCCACTTGTAGCAGATGCAAATGATAGCACGTTCTTTAATAATGCTTTCGGTAGAGATGTTTAATTTAAATCCAGAAGTCCAAAAGAAACCGATGTTGGGACTTACCTCGATATCGAAGTATAAACGTTTGCGTTTAGATTTGAGCAAGTTGCTTTTTGTCATAGTATACTTTTTTCATCTTTTCCAAGATGCGTTGTTTATTTTGTAGATACCAATCTCGTTTATATTTCACCTGGTCTTTACATCTTCCGTCTTTATAGTTTCCCATTAATTCTGGTGTGTTACAAATATGCAATCCTGTTTCAACTGAATGTCTTATATTTTCTGCTATTGTAACATACTCCAAATTACTTGGTCTATTATTTGTTTTTACTCCGTCTTTATGATTAACTACATAATCTTTAGGTCGGTCTCCTAAAATAAACCCTGCTACTAAAGAATGAATTTGGTAACTTTTGTTATTCATTTTCACTCTTAAATATCCGCTTTCGCTTTTATTTACTGATAACTCTCTACCTTTTGCGTGTTTGGAGTTACTAAACACTTTTACTTCTCCAGTTTCTAAGTTTATGCTTACTTCATAATACTTAGGCATTTTAAACTTTTTTATCATATTCTTTGATTTTCTCAAAGATACTAAAGTTTATTCATTCAGCAATTATTTTTGGCTGAATTTATCTATTGTAGTAGTACCCATTGCAGCTATGCAAATAACCATAACGGCATCTACAAGTTTATCCGAAGGGGCAATTTCTTGATGCGTAAAGCTATTAGCTAATAAGGTAATACAGATAAACAAAGCCGATAGTAAAGCAATAACACGCTTTGTAGACACGCTACCTCTTTCGTCTGATAATAAATTGGCTAACCATTTCATAGTATTAATTTAAGGTGTGAAGTATAATTTTGACTCAGATGCTCTACGCTTTGTAAGACCTGCAAGAACTTTCCCACCTGCTTTATCCCACTTAGCAAACTCTAAAGCTATTGTTGGGTCGTTAGGGTTAGCGTTTACCTTTTTTAATAAAGTAGAACTCTTTAGGTTACCGATACCTGCGTTATAGGCAAAGCTTGTAAGGGCAGCGAACTGATTAGGTGTAACCGCACTCTTAACTAATGGAGCAACCTTATCCGCAAACTCTTTAGCTATAATTTCAAATAACTCATTTGCTCGTTCTTGGGTAATCTTATCGCCAGGCTTTACAGGTTTACCATCTTCAAAAAAAGTATTCCCGTAGCCGATTGTATCTTTTGCAGCACTGCATTTGTAAGCCACTAATTTGCAGCCCTCGTAGAATTTAATAAGGTCTTTACCTTTGTCGTTTAATTGCATCTTAATTTATTTGTGAGTATAGAAATAATGTCAGCATAGCAAACAAAACAGAATTAAGCCTATGAAGTTTTAGTTCAAAGTTCATATCCTTTTCGTACTGCTCGTAAATTGCTATGTTTTTATAGTATCTATTACGATAATCGTTTAACGTATCGTTTGATATTTTATTGCGTATTGTAAGGGTATCCTTAAGGGTAAGTAGGTCGATTCGAAGGCTATCCCTTGTCTTAATGTTAGCTTTAATTAAGCTATCTATTCGTGTGTTTTGGTAGCTTACTAAATTAGTTAGGCTATCAAATGAGTTGTTAATCTTCTCGCCTTCTGTACGGCTAATAACAATCTTATCCTCGCCGCCTATCTTCTTAACGTATTGGGCGTAACTGGAACTTGGTGCTATTAGTATCAACAGAATTAGCGGAGTCCAATTTAGCCTTAACTTCATTTAGTTCCGTTTTTAATTCTTTTACTTCTTGTTTTAAGGTAACTATCGTTTTTACTGTCTTAGTTATTAACTTCTTGTTATCCTGAGAAGCCACACCCTGCACTTGTTCACTTTGCACTTGGCTTTGCTTTACTTTGTCTTGCAACTCTTTGATCTGGTTATCGGTCTTAGTTCCGCAACCTATCAAAGCAACAAATAATAAATAGCGCATTACTTAAACTTTTTAAGAGCCTTTAGGTCTACTGCCATTTCCAAACGAGCCGTACTTGCTGCGTTACTGCTATCGCTCTTACGCACCATTTCATACAAGCTGCCAATCTTTTCGTCTTGCTTTTCGTTACGCTTTGCATTGTCGATATACAAGTAACTAATACCGCAAATACATAAAAATAACATACCCACAACAGGGTTCTTGCTAAACTCTTTAAATGTAATAGGTAACGGGTTAGCTGATACGTTTACGCTTCTTGCTGCTTTTGCCATATTATTTTCTTTTCCAAAAGAATAAGATTAGCGTAATTATCAATATAAGCGCAATTATAGCCTTATAAAATTCGCTGAAGGACTTATCCTTAGTTTTAGTTATCTTCGAAATTTGGGTACTTTCTGTGCGATTTAGAGCCATTGAGTCCGTCTTGGTCTGCTTACTATCCGTTTGTTTCTCTTTTGTACCTCTTGTGTAGGTCTCGGTGTACTTAGGAATTGTAATCATACTATCCTTAGTAACCCACAAAGTATCGTAGTAAGTTATTGTCTTGGTAAAATACTCTTCCTTTTCTACTACTTTGGTAACACTATCAAAAACAACCACACGCACACTATCAAATGTTTTGACAACAGTGCTATCTAAACGCTCCGATGCCTTCTTTACCGAAGCACACGAAGTAAGTAATAAGGCTAAAAGAATTAATCTCATTTTAGTTTTTTGGTCATTTTCCAATAGTATCTAATAGCCATACCGCCTGAAACAATAGCAACCAAACTCGCCAACAATGTGAATAGTGGTTGAATACTCGTAATGCTTAATGTAGCACTTACTAAGGAAACTATTGTTGATTGGTCTGCTTGGTTGTTATTTGCCATTATAGTTCTTCTTCTTCTTGTTTGTTAAATTCTACGCCAGTAACCCAATCTTCTAAGAATGTGAAATTCTCTAAGCCATTGGAATTGACTACGTTAATTATTTGAAAATCAAATTCTTTATCATTTAGCGCATCAATATCTTTAGTTAGCTTCTTGATACCTTCTTTTGAGAATTTGTAATTTCCTTTGTCATCAAGTAACAAGCAATCCTTATCGTCGGTCTGCGCATTGTCTAAACGCAAGATTTCAACTTCGGCTTGATAGTCCTCGTGATGTTGTTTAACCTTCTCGTAAATTTTTACAAGTTTCTTTTGTGTCTTTGTTTCTTGGCTACCGATTACGGCATTAAGGTTGCTCACTAATTGGAGCAGTTGTTTGTTCTTCATAGTTTGTTTTTGTTTGTAAAGATAATTGTGGATTGCTAAACGGCAAAGGTAAATTTACGATTGGTGGGTTTTTAAGGTTCTCAATCTGTGTAGCTAAGTTTAAGTCCATAGCTTCTACGTTGTTACCTGCAACTAACCACTCGCATACTTGCTCGTAAGTTAAATCTTCGTAAGCAGTAAAATCAGTTTCCGAAGGTGTAGCACAACCCATTGCCCCGTAAACTTCTGCGGTGTATTCTCCGTCTTTTCCTTCGTATCTCCAATGTACTGTTTTTACTACATCGGTTAAACCATCTTCGCTCGGTGCGGTGTCCATTTGGCTAATAAGCCATTTTGTTTCTAATGCCATTTTATATAATTTGATAAGTATAACTGAAATAATAACTTAAACTATTTGTTGAATTTGGATAAGCATCTAAATAAACTACGCTTGTTGATGCACCTGCTAAAATAACACAAACATTATTTGTAGAATTTGCACCACCGCCACCACCTGCTCTATATGAAAAATCAAAATTAGAAGATATAGGTAATGTCATTGATATTCTTGTCCAAGTATTTGTAGCAGTTGCCGTTACATTTATTACACCACTAACAGTTACTACATTTCCTACTCTCATATATTGACAAACAAAAGCAGTTGAAGATGCAACATTATATATTGATGATAGTGTAGGAGTATATGTTCCACTTTTAATATTATCACTAACTCCATTAATTCCTAAAGTACTACTAAATGTAGCTGCTCCTGTAGAGGCTATGGTAAGTTTAGGGGTTGTACTACCTCCTGTCATTACATAAAAGCCACTTGAAGCATTAGATGAATAAATTAATGAATCATAAGAGTTTCCACTACCTACTATTGATTTCCAAGAACCAAATATTTGTTCATTTGCCCCATCAAAAGATTGAAAAAAACCACCTGTTGAAAATTGACTTGCTTTAAAAATATTATTTGCCGTTACACTACTTGTGAATGTAGCTGCTCCTGTTGCAGCGAGTGTTAATGCTTTTGTGCCACCTGCAAAAAACCTTAAGTCATTTCCTGCAACTGTATATAAATCATAACCTGTTCCACCATCTCCACTTACTGCACCTCTTTGACCTATAAAAAATTTAGCATTTGAACTTTCATCAAATCTTATATAAGGAGTATTTGTTGTTGAATTAAATACTGCATTTAATGACACACTACTTGAGAATGTAGCTGCTCCTGTAGAGGCTAAAATAGTAAGCCTATCAATACCATTTGTTCTTAAAATTAAAGATGCGGTTGAAGATAATCCATCAATATCTCCAACATAAGTATTTGTACCATTATACAAGAAAAATCTTGATGAACCATAATTAATACTTGTGTTGGTATTTGCAAATATAATATTTGAACTAAATGTAGAA